CACAGCAGCAACAGGTAATGCTTCCTTTGGTTACTTTGGTGGAGGACTTGTCCCAGCAGTAGTATCATCAGTAGACCGTATAGATTACTCTAATGATACTGCAACGGCATCAGCAAAAGGACCATTAAGTCTTGTCAGAGAGAACTTAGCAGCAGCAGGTAATGCTTCCTTTGGTTACTTTGGTGGTGGTGGTCCTTCTCCTAGTCCAAAATCAACAGTACAACGTATTGATTATACTAATGATACAGCAACAGCATCTCCAAAGGGTCCATTAAGTGCTGCTAGACAGGGTTTAGCAGCAACCTCAGCAAGAGCAAATGGATTTTCATCAGTAGTTGATTCAACAGTACCACCAGCAAACTCAACAGAACAAAGATTCCCAGTATTTTTCTATGGATACTTTGCTGGAGGTACTGGTGGAACAGCAGTCATAGATCGTATTGATTACACCAACGATACAGTAACAGCATCTCCAAGAGGAACATTATTACAAGTAAGAACTGGTGGTGCAGGAACAGGAAATGCTTCCTTTGGATACTTTGGTGGTGGAGGAAATTCATCAGTAGAAAGACTTGATTATTCCACCGATTCATTATTACCATCACCAGGACTCAATCTTTCAACAAAAGGACCATTAAATTCTTCTAGACAATACTTTAGTGCTGCAGGCAATTATGATTATGGATGGTTTGGTGGAGGATTACCATCACTTACTACAGTAGACCGTATTGATTACAACAATGATACCGCAACAGCATCACCAAAAGGAAATCTTACCTCTGTTACTTCAGGAAATGCCGCAACAGGAAATAAAGACTATGGATATTGGGCGGGTGGTTATAATCCGTCATTTAATCAACTTGTAGATCGTATTGACTACGCAAATGATACCGTAACGGCACCGGCAAGAACTGTACTATCTTCTGCAAGAGGATTATTTACAGCAACAGGTAATAAAGATTATGGTTATTACGGTGGTGGTTATAATCCTACTAGAATATCAACAGTAGATCGTTTAGATTATGCAAATGATACTGTATTCTTATCAACAAAAGGACCATTAACGATTAATAGACAAGGTCCAGGAGCAACAGGAAACACAACTCACGGTTACTTTGGTGGTGGTTTTACTCCTGCTGCAAAATCATCAGTAGACCGTATTGATTATTCTAATGACACCGCAACAGCAGTAGAAAAAGGACCATTGACTGTTGCTAGATATTATCTGGCAGCAAATACTTCTATTATCAATCTATTAGATTATTCTTCTTATACACCATCACCAGCACCAGCAACACCACCACCCACAAGTGGTTATTTTGGTGGTGGTTATAGTACTAAAGGACACCAAAGTATTGAAAGAATTGATTATGCAAATGATACTACAACGGCATCATTTGATTCATTCCTGCCAACAGGACGGTGGTACTTAGCAGCAACAGGTAATGCTTCCTTTGGTTACTTTGGTGGTGGGGTTACAGTATCAACAGTGGACCGTATTGATTATTCAAGTAATGATGTATCTGGTCTCACAAAAGGACCACTGACAGTCGCTAGAAGGGAATTGGCAGCAACAGGTAATAGTTCCTTTGGTTATTTTGGTGGTGGTTTTCCTGCATATTCAACAGTAGACCGTATTGATTACTCTAATGATACCGCAACAGCATCACCAAAAGGACCATTAAGTACTGCCAAGTATGCTTCAGGAGCAACAGGTAATGCTTCCTTTGGATATTTTGGTAGTGGTGTTCCTTCTGGTTATCCGTCAGGGTATCGTTGGATTGATAAGATTGATTACTCTAATGATACCGCAACAGCATCTCAAAAATCTGCATTCCAAAATCTCAAGTTTAAATATTCTGCAACAGGAAATAAAGATTATGGATGGTTTGGTGGTGGTTCTGCATCATATTCCACGTCAATAGAAAGACTTGATTATGCAAGTGACATGATCTGGGCACAAACAAGATCTAATCTTTCTCCCGCATTTTTATCTTATAGTGCAGCAACTGGTAGTGCATCATTTGGATATTGGAGTGGTAAGTATTCACCTATAATATCAACAGTAGATCGTTTGGATTATTCAAATGATACAGCAAATACAGTTACCAAAGGTCCACTGAATATTGCAAGAGGACTTCATGCTGCTTGTAGTCCAGTTGCAAATGGTATTGGATTAACTCCAGTTCCAGTTCCAGCAGCACCAGGAGCACCAGTTCCTACAAGTGGTTATTTTGGTGGTGGTGTTAACCCTCCATACCCTGGAGGAACATTTGACGTTGATCGTATAGATTACTCTAATGATACTGTAACCGCATCCTGGAGAGCATCACTGAACAAGTTTGTCGCTTACATAGCAGCAACAGGTAATGCTTCCTTTGGATACTTCGGTGGTGGTTATACTCCTAGTACAGTATCAACAGTAGACCGTATTGATTACGCAACGGATTATCAAATTGCACTTTCTAAAGGACCATTAAGTGTTGCTAGGCAGTACTTAGTAGCAACAGGTAATAGTTCCTTCGGTTACTTTGCTGGAGGTGTGCCTGGTCCAAAATCAACAGTAGATCGTATTGATTATTCCAATGACACCGCAACTGCAGCAGAAAAAGGACCATTAAGTCTTGCCAGAAGGCACTTAGCAGCAACAGGTAATGCTTCCTTTGGTTACTTTGGTGGTGGTTATCCTACAAAGTCAATAGTAGATCGTGTTGATTATTCTAATGACACCGCAACGGCAGTAGAAAAAGGACCATTAAGTTTTGCTAGATATTACTTAGCGGCAACAGGTAATGCTTCATTCGGTTACTTTGGTGGTGGTTATACTCCTGCTGCAAAATCATCAGTAGACCGTATTGATTATTCTAATGACACCGCAACGGCAGTAGCAAAAGGACCATTAAGTGTTGCTAGATATAACTTAGCGGCAACAGGTAATAGTTCTTTCGGATACTTTGCTGGAGGTGTTGCTCCTGCTGCAACATCATTAGTAGACCGTATAGATTACTCTAACGACACAGAAACAGCATCACCTAAAGGACCATTAACTAATGTAGAATACGGCAATACTGCTTGCAGTCCTGTTGCCAACGGTCTATAAATACCTTAAATACCATATATTATGATTGAAAATCCATTATCATATATTCTCATTCGTCCTAATATTATCAATTCAGAAGGACTTCAAGAATTAGTAAATCATATCAAATCTTCACCCGCAGAAGATTTATCTGTTTTTGATTCAGAGACAACGAATAGAACAGGTGAGACATCATGGCAGGTTGATAAGAAGACAAGAGACACACAAATTGTTCCTATGGGAAATTTGTATCCCAAGATTACGGAACTTCTTCATCATGCCGTAAAAGAAGTTATCAATCCTTTCTATGGTATTGAGGTAACCAGTAGTGAAGTCCCACAGGTTCTATCTTATGGTATTGGTGGACACTATAAACCTCATATTGATGGGCAGAGTATCTGGGTCACACCAAGAGGTGAAAAGATTTGGAAGAAATCTACGGATAGAGATATTTCTATGGTCTTTTATCTCAATGATGATTTTGAGGGTGGAGATTTTATTTTCCCAGAACATCATATTCGTGTAAGACCTGAACCTGGTATGATGGTTTGTTTTCCTTCCAGTCATTATTATATGCACGGAGTAGAACCAGTGACAAGAGGAAAAAGATATAGTATAGTGTGTTGGGCTACGGTAAAAGGTCAACCAAGTATGGACGAAATTAATAATCAGTTATCTCAAGAGTATGGAGTTAAAGTAATTTAAATTATGGCAAACATTTTGGGAGTGCAATTCGGACATGATGGATCCGTCTGCCTTGTTAAGAATGGTAAGTTAGAGTTTGCCATTGGAACAGAAAGAATTACTGGTATTAAAAAGCAACAAGGATTTACAGACGAGATTATAAATTATGCTTTGGACTCTTGTGGTTTAACAGTTGATGATATTGATTGTGTTGCCACCAATGATTTTAAGCAAGAATTTTTTGGTAATGAATATCTTGTAGATAATTTTATTATTCAGGGTAGAGAGATTAAGTGTTATATTATTTCTCATCATCTAGCACACTGTGCCTCTGCATATTATACTAGTCCATTTAATGAGGCACATTGTTTCAGTATGGATTGTAGTATGGGAAAGATAGAAGCAAATTCTCTGGTGGCATATGGTAAGGGGAAGAAACTTTTTGCCGAATATTGTCCCGGAGAAATGGTCGGAGTATTATATGGTGAAGTAACAGAGAAGTTAGGACTCGGACCTGCACTTCATAAGGCAGGAACAACAATGGGTCTCTCATCATATGGGACACCATTTGATTTTGATTATCAATCTTATACTGATGATATCAAACATAAGATGAATGTGGCAGCATCCGTTCAGAATTTGTTTGAGAATAAAGTATTGAGTGTCTTAAATGATATAGATCAGAACTCTAATAACCTTTGTCTCTCCGGAGGATCATTTTTAAATTGTAATGCTAACTCAGAGGTCGTAAGAAAATCTAAATTTAAACAGTTTCATCACTTTCCGGCATGTGGTGATGATGGAACGGCAGTTGGTTCTGCACTTTATGTGTCTCATCATATTCTTGGAGAGGCAAGGTATGATTACGAACCACAAGACATCTGTTATACCGGAAGAGATTATCCAAGTCAGACACCGGACTATAATCACATAGCAAGACAAATTGCCGATGGTAAAATCATTGGTTGGTTTCAGGGCAAATCAGAGTTTGGTCCAAGAGCACTAGGTAATCGTTCTATTCTTGCAGACCCAAGAAACTTTCATAATCGTGATCTCATCAATCATGTTGTGAAGAATAGAGAATGGTTCCGTCCTTTTGCTCCTGTTGTATTAGAAGAATGCTATCAAGATTGGTTTGACTTTCCTATACCTAGTCCTTATATGCTTTATACCGCACAGGTGAAGCAACCAGAAAAAGTTCCAGCCATAACTCATGTTGATGGGTCTGCCAGATTTCAGACAGTCACAGAGAAATCTAATAAGCACTACTATAATATTATTAAAGCATTTGGAGAACTAACTGGTGTGCCTGTTCTACTCAATACAAGTTTAAATGGGAACGGACAACCTATATTAGAAACCGAAGAGGATGCACAAGAGTTTTACAAAAATTCTAAATTAGACATGATGATTATCAATGGTGCTATAATATAAATATTTGAAAGTTATCTCACAAAAAATGGCAAAATATCTAAAGCATTATTGGAAGAATGGTGGGTCATGGCTTACCACATCAAATGTTGTGGGTCAGACACACCCAGAGTCAGACTATGCCGGTCTTGGGGTAAAGATCTGGATGCACGACTCTGATGGTGTTGACGTATGTCTTTCTGAAGTTCCTGATAGCACTGCGATTTCTACGATCACCGTAGGTTCCAAGAATGCGGTTATTGAACTGACCGAAACTCAATTTAATTCTGTTAAAACTCCTCTTGATGAAGAATCAGTTCTTCGTCAGGCAGCAATGGAGGCAGAAATGAGTGGTGATACTGACACTGCAGCAACTAAGAATACTGCTGCAGATGCCAAAGCAACCGAAGCACAGAATGCACTGAATGCACTCTGATTTGACAATTTAATTTAAATATTTTATACTAATAGGAGTTTAAACCTCCTATTTTCTTTTTTATGAACTTTACTGTATACACAAAAGAAAATTGTCCTCACTGTTATAAGATTAAACAAGTATTGGAATTGACCGGAACAGATTTTGTATCTTATAAACTTGAAGAGGACTTTACAAGAGAGGAATTCTATGCTAAATTTGGTAAAGGTTCTACCTTTCCACAGGTAGTATGTGACAATAAAAAATTGGGAGGATGTGTTGACACAATCAAATTCCTCAGAGAACATCAAGTCATCAAGTCTTAACATAAATAAAAATGAAGACCACAGAAATCGTGGTATTGAATTTTTACTTAATGGAGGAAAAAGAAAGCAGACACAACCATTTCATATTATCTTTGAAAAGATGGTCTGCTTTCTGAGACGGGAAGTAACTATCTATTTCGAATTTTCTATTAGTACAAGAAAAAGAGAAGTAATCTCCCGGAGTAAGAAAAATGTTAGCAACTAGTTTAGTATTTGGATCATTTTTGACTATTCTATTTCTCATGATGGGACTTTTAATTGGTTGGACTGCTAGAGAATACATGATGAACTATCGGGAGGCACCGAGATATCATCCCGAAATGTTTGATGAGCAAGGAAATCTTATTCCAGACGAAGTAATCGCATTTAATTTTGAAAACTATGACGACAGTAACGAAGAAGAAAACGACAACGACTAAGGCAGCATCATTAGAACTTCCAAGAAATCCATTTGTCTTTGAAGTTTTGGATCTTGTTTCCAAACAGAGAAGTAAGGCAAAGAAGATTGAAGTTCTGAAAAAGTATGAGCATATTTCTTTGAAGGCAGTATTCATTTGGAACTTTGATGAAAGTGTAATATCTGTTCTTCCTGCAGGAGAGGTTCCTTATTCTGGATTTGAGGATCAGGCATCATCAAATGGAACTTTGAGCACTAAAATTACTGAAGAAGTTCGTAGAATGCACGAAACCGATTCATTCTCAATGGGTTCGAGTGATAAGAACGGACACACTACAATTCGTAGAGAATTTAAAAACTTCTACCACTTTATTAAGGGTGGTAATGATAGTATGAATAGTGTTCGTCGTGAAACGATGTTCATTAACATTCTTGAGGGACTTCACCCACTAGAAGCAGATGTTGTCTGTCTATGTAAGGATAAAAAACTTTCTGAAAGATATAAAATCACAAAGGAAATTGTGAGTGAAGCATATCCAGATATTACTTGGGGAAATCGTTCATAATTATGGCAAATCAATTGGGAGATGCTCCTACTAAAACAGAAGAGGAACAGTCTATGACTTCATGGACACCATCAGAAAAAGAAAATTCTAAATCCGTATATGGATGTGATATACTGATAGAGAATGGAACTTGGGAACAAGTATCCACTAAAGATTGTCCTTATGATGCCATGATAATCACCTATGTGGTTGATGGGGAAACGAGATATGATTTGACTCGTAGTCAGAAAGAAGTTCGTATATTTAACATGTACTGGGATAAGTTCCGTGAGAATCTAAAGGGAATTGGTTTTGGTATGGGAAGAACCAATCCAAAACTATGGGGACTGGAACCACCACCCCCAACCAAAAAACGAAAATAATTCCAAAATATCGGCAAAAAAAATCCCGGCAATTTTTTGGTCTGTAGGGATTTTCAGAAACCTCTTGACTAAATACAGTATAGGGTCTATAATGGACCTATCGTTCATCAGAGGAGACTCTGACGCAAGTAAGTCGCGGAACGGAGCCGTTCATCCCATGATTGAATTTCTTTTATATTCATCACTCACATGCCAACAAGCCGATAGTATTATGCTGAAGATGAAAGCAAACGAGAATCTCTCTGATGCTTTTAAGGTTGAGTTGGTAGAGACCGTAAAGGAATCTGTACCTGAGTGTATATGGGACGCAAACGACTAAAGGAACGGACCTAAAAATCCAACTACTTTAGGAGTAAACAAATGAACACACTTCAAATGATTAAAAAGCAGATCAACAAAGTATCTGCACTGCACGACGCACAGATCACTCACACCTCATATCGTGGTGTTGAGTATGATACTCGTTGTGTAAAATCAAACGAAACACACGGTACATTCTGTTATCGTGGTCGTGTCTACAATAAGTGAGTCACTTACGTTAAAATTGTTAGGGGGGTTGCAAGACCCTCTTTTTTTATGCTATAATTAATTCAAATATCGCAGTATTATGGAGAAAGAAAGGTTAAAACTAATTGTCCGAAATCTTGAATTGCTTGTTGATTCTCTAAAGGCAGAAGTTTATTCTGATGTTGATATACATACCACAAAGCAAGAAAATTTTGATAATCCATCTTCTGATTATATTTTAGATTACGACGAAGTTTTTGAGGACGATGATGGATAATCGCACTAAAATCAAAAAGGTTAAAGATCTTGCAAAACTATTTGAAAGATTAATAGCACAAGATCATCTTTATAGTGAAGAACGTATTGTAGAGATGAAAGAAGCACTCTCTTCAATAAAAGAACAAATTGTAAAAATGGAACAAAAGAATTACAAAGGATTTGGTAAATGAACGTAAAACTGATTAGTGTTACTCCTGATGCAGAGAAAATGATGGGATATGTGGCACGAGTGTCAAATCCTTCTAATCAAGAGAATCCAAAGGTTGCTGGTCTTCTTAAGTATTGTGTAAAGCACCAACACTGGAGTGTCTTTGAGCAGTCATTCATGACTCTTGAGATTGAGACTACTAGAGGACTGGCAGCTCAAATCTTGCGTCATCGGAGTTTTACATTCCAGGAGTTTTCGCAACGGTATGCAGATTCATCAATGCTTGCCGATACTATTCCTTTGTTTGATCTAAGAAGGCAAGATACAAAGAATCGTCAAAATTCTATTGATGATATTAATCCACATACTCGTCAAAATTTTGAAATGAAGATTCAAAAGCACTTTGATGATGCTATGCAACTGTATCAAGAAATGCTTGCTGCTGGAATTGCAAAGGAATGTTCAAGATTTGTGCTTCC